TCATACAACGTAACCGTATTGGCCGATGGGTTACTCGGATCAATCGTTATTTGTGTCTGATTGAAGAAGTAGTTACCGGCGCAGTTGAACTGCGTCATGGGAGGCAACGAGATAACGCCGCTCACCGAGGTAAATGTCACCGGCATGCTTGCGGGCAGATAACGCGTCATGCGCAGACCCTGCATTGTCGTGATCGCGCGCACTGCCGAATCCGACTGTGCCGTTTCAGCGAATGCGTCTTCTGCTTCTCTTATGATACGTCCCTGTGCAAATGCGCCCACCGTCGAGATAAGCTCGATGAGTGTTTGCGATGTTTGCGTTGTCAGATTGCCAATCCATGTGGGCTTCTGTTGCAGGGATAGCTCGAATTGTGAAGCAAACTGATTAACGTCTGCCGTCACGTCTGAGAGTGTGAGCGTTATAGCTGCCGTAGATGTTGTGGCGCTCGTAGAACTTGTAGAGCTTGTAGCTGCCATAATAAGCCTTAAGTATTCGTTACAGGAATGGAAAATGCCATTGATGCGGGCTGAAGATTCAAATTCAGGGTATAGGCAATACCCACGTCATATCCGATCGTTGTATAATTCGCATTCACATAACAATTAGACATATCCAATGTGATACGAGGCTCCCATCTCGCGAGAGCCTGGATGAATCCGACACGAATCTTGTTTGCCGTTGATTGGTCCAATGGTTCTTGAATGAACTGATACAGGCTCGCGCCATACTCTGGCTGGAATATGCGCGAACGTGAACCCAAAGGACTGTTCAAAAGGTTGTAAATCGAATTGCTCACCGCCAGAACGTTAGGGAGCCTGTCTGGCATGGCATTGACAGTGAACTGTGAATTTACGTCAATCCATGTCGCCCCATTCAGCGATAGTTGGTACTGGGTTGTTTGTGCCATATTTCATCCTTTTGCTGCTATGGAATCTGCGGCAAAGGCGGTTCCGTTGTGTTTTGATGTCCATCATCGTCATACAAGTGATCGTGCTCGTTGTAGACAGCGCGCATGTCGCCCATAGTCTGGGCATTGCCAGTTCCTGTAAGGTCGGTAATGTCCCCCGCTGCCGCGATAGTCGAGCTACCAATGATCGGTCCAACAAAGGTATGCTCACTTGCCGTATAGGTTGCAACCCCCGACGCATTCAAATCGAATGTCGTGCAGTTGATTTGCGCGTTGCCTGTCACATTGAATGTGATTCCCCCGCCAACGGTCTTTGTCGAGCTTCCAGTTATGTTGTCTGTCTCGGTGCCACCAACAGTGCGTGACTGGTTGCCGGTTATCTGCTGCGTTGCGTTGCCCTTCACGACCTCCACAACGTCTCCGCTGCCGTCATAGGAAATCGAGTCACCTGACTGGTGTGTCCATGTCCATGATCCAGCAGTCATATCAATTTGCAGCATGTTTCCAGCCGGATCAACAAAGCCCCAGCGAGCCGGTGTGTTGAACCAGGGGTGTGCACTTTGTGCCGTGATGAGTGTCGAATACAGGCCTTGGTGTTCGTCACCATTCTGTAGCTCGATCTTGATCGTTGAGCCAATCTGCGGCATCCCGTAGACGCCGTATGGACCCTTTGCGCCGGTCCCAAATCCGAATGGTGAATCCTTGATAGGCCCCACATAAGGAACCTCACCCTGCTCTGTATCGAATAGCCCCGGCACATTGGCCTGAACACGCCCAATTCCAACCGTGTCGTTGTTGGCTGTAACGGTGCCAATGTAATAGCTTTGACCGTAATTTTCCTGGTATTGCAGAACGTCATTCGTAGAATTAAAGCCCATCTGAAACCTCTTTATTTGGATTGCTTCGGCAGTTATTTACATACCATCGAATGACGGAAGGATTGATGCTTTACCCCTGCGTATAGACGGCGTTGACACCTTGACGCGTCCCCAAAATCTTCTCTGCGAACTGTGACCCCTGCACCACCATCGAACGACCCACCACCGTATAGTTACCGGCGAATGGAGCATCCTGTTTGTTCGTTTCCTGGTCCACGGTAAAGACGAACGTATCGAACAGACCCATGTTTGTAGGCGATTGCATCAGGAACTCAACGTCAAGCGAATACGTGTTCGCCACGCGGATATTCTGATACAACGCACGCTCATAGTTCTCATGCGTGTTGCCCACGTCGATGCCACCGTACGACTGATATCCACGCACTACCAATCCTTGAACTGTCTTGTTGTATAGCGGCGAAGTCGCATCCGGCGTAACCGTCACAGATGAGTTAGGAGCCGTTAGCGCCGCCGTAGTCGTTGACATGATCGTCTGGCCGCTACGGGTATTCTGATAACCCGTCATCTTGTTGTTGAGACCGGAACGCGCCTTTGGCATGTAATCCATCGCCGTCATAGAGCCTTGCTGATATTGGCCCAGGATGATTGTCTTGGTCGGAGATGGCAAGTTACTCACGTCGCGGTAAAGCATCGTGCCGTCTGGGTTTATACCAAGCTCCATGTAGGAAGTCTCGGAAACAAATCCGCGCTTCTTGATGGTGTATGCCCACTCACCGAATGTGCGATTGCGAGGCATCCACAATTGCGAGTCGCTTGTCGAAACACCGTCATAGGTCAAACCACATTGACCGGCAATATTCGACAGGGCATCACTCGATGTCCCACGGAATCCCGCCAGTGATGTCCCTGTCCAGAATTTCGGGAAGTCGAGGTATCCGTCCATTTCGTAGACGAAGCCTGTCTTGTTGAACGTCTTCGTGTGATCGTACTTACGGAAGTTGAACGTTACTGTTTGCAAGCCCAGTGGCTTGATTGTGATACGGATTGGAATTCCGTCCTGTAGCTGAACGTTATCCAGGATATGTCTTGCATCGAATATGCCCATGCGGAACGTAGGCAGGATCGTCCGGGTTGTCCACGCTATTTGCAGGTAGTTTAGGGTATTCAGTACGTCAAGCGGAAACTCGATGTTGTTAATGAATACCGATACCTCGATTCGGCCCTGTACTGAATACGCCATAGTTACCTCAGATCGTCAGTGATTGCCCTGACGTATTTGAATTCTGTGAGAGATACGCGATCACGTCGGAGCGTGAGGGGATGTTTAAAACCATGCCCACTGCGACGCCCGACAGAGGATCAGAAATGCCGTTGTAGGCCATGAGAAGACGCCACAGCGAAACGTCACCAAAGAACTTGTATGCGAGTCCAGGAAGGTTAGCCATATCGGTTGCCGTTAGCTGATACTGCGTCTGAGGCTGTATTGCAAACCGGATATTCTTGTAGGCTGACGAGAAAATGTCATAGTTGGTCCCCGTGCTATCAAGGGGCGTATACGATGACCAGTTGAAGTCGGTACTTACGTCCATATTTACGCCTTAAAGTGTGAAACCGAAAGTGTTTCCGCCGCCCGCAATCGATCCACCACCCGCAACCGAAGACTGGTTTGGAATCGAGAATCCGTAGCTGTTGTTGCCTGACGTTGATCCATTACCACCTGGGTTCACGAACAGCGTGTCAAGGTCCTGCTGCGCAAGCATGAAGAGTGGCTTGAATGCCACGGCCACGCGCACGTGGTGAGGCAGTCCGGTCTGTGCGTCAAAATTCGAAGCGAACGTCTGCGAAACTCGCGTGATAACGACAGAATCAAAATACAAATAATTGCCGATACTAATAGAGATTTTGTTTTTTATCATCGTGTTCCAGTACGCTGCTGTTCCGAGATTCGGATTCTGCTGAAGCGACTGCGCAGTCGGATTGTTCATAGAATTAGGAACCTGCGAATTGCTGTCCGTCATGGTTGATGACTTAGGCGCAGTTCCCAGCGCGCCACCCGTGATAGAACCAAGGAAGCTTTCGATCCCTGCCGCCGATCCACCGATAATGCTACCTAGGTCGTTTCCTGCCGTTGCTGCTGAATCACTAAAGATCGTTCCCGCTTTCGAGAAGTCAATTTGCGGACCCGGTGAACCTAAGAACCCGCTCTTCGTATCAATGCTAGGCATTGTCAGTTTTAGCAGGTTGACGATAGGCGTTCGTACATCTGCTACCGGGTCTGTCTCTGTATGGAACTGCAATTCCATAGACAGTTCAGAATCAGTGTTACCTGCCCATAGCTGGGCAGTGAGTGCCTGTACTGCCAGACGAGTACCTGTCAATGCTGCTGCGGTATTGACAATGCTGTTGCTGGTGAATCCCTGAGGTAGCATCTGTTCATAGGTAGCGCCCACGTCGAATGCAAATTCATCGGGGATGGGCGCTTCAATGACGATTGCCGGGTTAGAATTTTGCTGAATAGTAACTATGTAGTTAGGCGTAGCCATGATATTTCCTAATTCATGTTTGCCGCCACCAATTGACCGCTAGGTGTTTTGATGATGGTTGGGTCATTGCTTGATGGCATAGCGGCCACACCCGGATGAGCAGCCGCCTGGGCGTCTTTAATCTGATTCTGTTTTGTTGCTGCTGTCGTGATACCTGGCGACATCTTCACAGCGG